CATCATCTCGCCCATTTTTTTGCCTTGCATGATTTGCTCCAAAAGTAGAGCAGGCCAACATCTCTGCTGGCCTGCATTGGTTTACGACAGACGGTAAGAAATGAAAGTGTTGGCAGCAGTCTTGCGGGTGCGCCAGATGGCCGAGGTCACGGTAGCAACCGCAGCAGTGCCAACAATCGTGTGGCTCGAGTCAGGCGAGGTCACTGTGAAAGCGCTTGGGCCTGTGTTGATTACAGACCAGTCAAACGAATCGCCAATGGCAAACTCGCTTGCTGCGTCCACAACAGCACCAGTGTCCAATGTTGCAGCCGTTGCAGCAGCAGTGCTTGATGTCACGATTCCCGAAAGAATCATGGCAGCAGTCAGCGTGCCGGTTGCATTCAACACACCTGGAGCACCTTGCGTTTGGAATTTGCCGCTGTCAGAGATAACAGGGGAAACGCCAACAGCGTAAGCCGCACCAGATGCACCAGCTTGAATAGTCACGCTGGTGGCATTGGTGAATGCGGGCGACACATAGGTGGTGTTCTCGACCGTAGTCAGCAAATTCTGTGAATCAGGAAAGTTGGGGAAACCAACTTCTTGAAACACAAGTGCCGGTGAATATGCCTGCACAGCGATTTTCTCGCCTGCTGGCACAGTAACAGTGGCCGTGCCTTGGGTAAAAATTACGTTAAAGCTCATGATGGTGACTCCTTATTGACCGAACAGCAAAATGCCAGACATTTCTGGCTGCTTATTGACCACGCCGAACAAGGTATCGAGACGATACTTGGTCTTCATCGTGTTCACATCGTACTGCTTTTGCATCACCAGCTCGATGCCCTGGTCGGTGCTTGCGCGCATCACTGCGACACCAGCGTCCGAAGGCACTGCGTAACGGTCAGGCAGGATTTCCAGCGCATCTTTCTGCCAGAAGCAGTTGATGGGTGCTGCGTTGACGTTCAAGCGTGTGATGGTGCGGCCAGCGGCTGCAGTCACGATACAGTTTTGATACTGCAACTCAGCGTCAGTGCCACCCTGTGCCGAGATGATCGGAGGGGTGATAACGCAAGTCGTAGCATTGGTCACGCTCACCACACGGAAGGTCTTGGCAAAGCCAGTGCCCTGTTTGGTGATGTGATGCACAGCCTCGACGCCTTCGATCTGGATTGGCGTGCCTGCTGGCAAGTCAGTGGTGCTGGAGACCGTGATGGTCTGGAAGCGGTTGTCCACGTTCTGGGTCTCGCCAGTGATAGCGGTCTGGGTTGCTTGTGGCACATAGAAGTTGCCAGCAGCAGCCAAGGTGCTCATCGTTGGGTTTGCACCAGTGCGAGCCGCGATGCGGTTTGCGTAGTCCAGCTTGTAGGTGTCAAAGCCTGCAACCATGCCGACGAACGAGCGCTCGAAAGCGTTGTTCGACTTGCTGCCTGCGAAGCCGCGAGACGCAGTTCCTGACTGAGCAGTACCACCAGCGATGTTGCCAGCGATGCCGTTGTAGTCGCGTGAGGACAGGGCCAGGTAACGATCAAAGGCTTGGACGCCCTGCTCGTTCATGATCGAGTCGCACAGTGCGATGTCGTCGTAGTCACCAGCAGCGGTGTTCACGGTCACGACCAGCGAGCCTTGGGCTGCGGCCACGTTCATGATGGCGATGTTGATGTCGGAGGCCAGCTTTTGCTTTGCAGCTTCGCCCAGGCGACCTTCTTGCAAGGCATCACGCAACTCAAGCGCGTCCAAGATGAACGGCACGGACTTTTGGAAGCCGAGCGTTGCAGGGACGGAGAGCTGGGTGTAAGCCGTGAAGTTGCCGGTCTGGTCCATGCCATCGTACGACTGTGCGATGTAGGGCTGGGGACGGTAGATCACGTTGTTGGTGCGTTCCATCATCGAGCCGTCGGTGTTGTAGACGGACACGTTGCGGGACAGTACCAGCGCGTCGTTGAAGCCTTCGAGGATGTCCTCGAACGCAACGCGCTCTTCTTTGGAAAATGCATTAGACATTTTGTGTTCCTATTCAAAAAAATTATTTGGAAGCTGATCGTTTCTGCGCTTTGTACTGGATGACTTTCGTCATGTTTCCAGTCCTTGCTGCTTCTTCTCTCAGCCGATCAAGGGTTGAGTCCACCGCGCCAGATGATCGTCCAGTTCCCGAGACGATACGCTCTGGTGCGGGTGCTGCCCTGCGGTTTGTAACTTTCAATTCTTTCTCCAGTTTTGCTACCGCAAAGGCAAACTTCACGGGGTCTGTGATTTCAGCGATTTCCTTGGCCTTCTTTGGGTTTTTGCCGAGTGCATAAATAACCAGGGCTGGATTGTCCGCGCCTTGCAAGACGACGCCTTGCTGGGTGACGTTCAAGAGCTGCTGGACGGTTTCCTCAGCATCCTCGTAGTCACGCACCTTCAGCTCGGCCTTGGCCTTGCCGTAGGAGTCCAGTTTGGCTTGCCAGGCTTGATGCTGCTGCAGCTCGGACTTCTTGACCGTCTCGGTCTCCAAGTCGTGCTGGCGCTTGCGCTCATGCCATGCGTCCAATGCTTGCTCGTACCTATCCGCGTCGTAGTCGTGGTCTTCCAGCTTTGGCTTTGGCCCCATTGTCACGACCGGCTTGTTCTCAGTCGTGGTGGCCGTCAGCTTGGCTTCGAGTTCACGAATGCGTCGCTCTTTTTCCCTGTTCGTTTTGCGCAACTCACGCACCCATTCAGGCGCACGAACTTCCTCTTCGGTGGGCGGCGCTTCCTCACCAATGCTGACAACTACCTCGTCATCGGGCTGATCTAAGTCATCGACAACGTCGATTTCCTCAACGATCTCGTCCTCAATAACGATCTCTTCGTCCGCAACTACTGCCTTTTGATTCATCTTTGACCCCATCAAACTCACCCATTGGTACGGCTGGGTGGATACCGTTTCTCACATTTTCACTTACTTTTTGTCATCTGACAACAGGCTGGACCTCTTGGCCCATGACGGCCTGCTGGGCTGCCTCAATTTCGGTCAGCACCATGTTCTGTTCTTCCACGCTGGTCTTGGCCAGGGTCTCGGCTGTCTTGGCCCTGGACAGGCCAGCGTCGGCCACGGTCTTGATTGTGCTGGCGCGTGCCTGGGCAGCCTTGGCCACGGCCTCTTCGGCTGCGGCCTGCAAGAAGATGGCGTTCGGGTCTTGCTGCTGGCCCTGTGCCTGCTGCTCGGCCATCAACTGCTCGGCCTCTTGCTCGGTCGGCTTGACCACGCCCATGCGCAGGAGCTGCTTGCGGAAGAAGTCGCGCACGTCGCCGATGCCCTCGCCCTCCATGTTCATCATGGCCATCGCCTGGAGCACCTGCTTGGTCTGCGCATCGTCGGTGATGGCCATCATGCCGGTCAGCGCACGCACGGTGGATGCACGCTTGCTGGAGCTGGACGGGCCGACATCGACGATCACGTCGAACTTGGCACCACTCAGATCGTTCTGCATGACCACCTCGCCGGTGTCGCTGACCATTGGCTGCATCAGCTCGACCATTTCCACGTCCTCGGTCCTGCCGATCACCTTCATGCGCCTGCCCTCTTCGACGTAGATGTCCTTGGCCATGCTGAGCCAGATTTCGCCACAGCGCTTCATGCCCTTGGCAAAGTTGCTCATGTAGATGTAGGTCTGCATGTCCACGCGGGTTTGGATCATCTCGACGGCCTTGCCGGAGATGTTGCTCACCATCTTGTCGGCCTGCTGCGAGCTGCCCAAGATGTCCTGCATGTCCTGCTCGGTGATCTGCAGCAGGGCTGCCATCGCTGGCGGTATCTGTGCGCTGCGGGTGTAGGCCACGGGGCCGCTGACAGTCTGGCTGCCGTCGGGTGCCGTGATCGGGTTCACCAGCAGGTAGGGGAAGTTGCGCAGGTTGTCGTCTGCCCACATGAGCTGGTGGCCGGATACCTGCTCAGGCGTGAGGATGGGTTTCTCGACGCTGGACAGCGCGCTGATCTCGCCCAGCTTGCTGAGCTGCATGTTCTTGAGACGCTGTGCATCCTTGGCCAGGCGCACGTGGCCCATGCAGCGCTCGATGTTGTCCAC